AGTATGAACCGGTTGAGTCAATGAACCCGAAACTTGTTTTGCTTTACTTCTGTTTAATGTATTAGGTTTTACAATAATTCCTACTGAAGCGTTAGATCTTGCAGGTATATAATCTTTTATAGACTTAAATAAAGTATTATCAAAAAATCTTATTAAATTAACAAAGTCTCTTATATCATATCTACTATTTGTAGCTGTATAAGTATCAATTAGACCTTGAAGACCTGTGTATTTAGATTCAAATTCATCGCTAGGAGCACCAATATAATCATCTATATTTAGCCCACCTGCAGCTGAAGCTGAGTTGTATATTTGTATATTTTCATTATCAGCGGTTGAAAAACCTACTTCTAAAGTATGCCTAGTTTTTGATCTTTTAACTCCTGCTTTTACTATAGTAACATCTGGAGAAAGAGTATTTCCTTCAACTTTAGATCCTGTGAATTGAACGTATATATTATCTAGTGAAGATGAAACTAAAGCTAATGAACTTGTTATATTTTCTTCTGGAGAAAGGTAAACAGTGTCCGCAGTAGCAAATTCGTTAGGAGCTTCTTGATTACCGTGTAATCTAATAGTTAATATATCTGATGGAACTCCATAGCAATTTATTAATGCTCTTAAACCTCTTTCGGTTCCTTTAGATTTTACTAGATAAGGTAAATTGTGATACAGTCTTTTATAAACTTCTTGAGCATAAGACTGCTTAGGCATTGGCTGTAAATAGGCATTACTGCCTGCTGAAGCAGTCACATGAGTTGCTGCTGCATTAGAGCTACCTGAAGTATAAGCTTGACCTGTAAAGTAGCTAAATAGATTTTCTAATGATTCATTACTTGAATATAGTTTTACTCCAAAACTTCTTAATGCGTCCCCTACTAAATCCTTAGATATCCCAAAATTTAATCTATTATCATTATCATATTTATCAGTCAATGCTTTTTGATAAACCCATATATTATCAAAATGCTGACCAAGCATAAATATAAAAGTAAGCAGTTGATCATTATCAGCGTCTTCTCTTATAAAAGATGGTATAGCGTTAGTTAAAGAACTAAAATTAGAGGTATCAAAATTAGATGCTGAAGTTATATTATCATTAAACCATGTTGTAGTTGAAGCCTGACTACTACTAACTAAAGTATATGGTCTAGAAGTGTTAGATTTTGGCCAAGAATAAGACCCACTTTCATAGTATAAAAATCTATCGTAGTGATCAAAATTATTAATAACTCCAGTTATTAAAGATTCAAATTGATCTATACTTCCTGTTATTTCTAAATTATTAGCACTTTGAGATTCTAAACTTGCTATACTGCCACTATACGATTCTATTAACTGTAGTTTATATTTAAAGTTCCTAAGTCTTTCTTCAGCAGAGCCAAAGTGAATAAATTCATTATAGTCACTGTGGTCTATACTGACTATAGAGCCGCTTTCATTAGTTAATGACATCAACTCATAGAATGAGCTAGATACTGGATAGCTAAATAATTCGTTTAGGTTGAAGAAAGGACTAGGAGTACCAGTTAAATCTTCAGTATCTATATCAAAATTAGGTCCGGCTAGTTTAGGAAATATTACTTCTTCCGGTATTACTTCTCCTTGTACTTCGTATGCTAAGGAGTCGCTTATAAACTCTACTATGCTACATGTATCTCTGGTACTAAAAGAGTCTGGTAAAGGATCGTATAGTTTTACTAGTACTGCTCTTTTACCTCTATATTCTTCAGTAGAGATATTAATTGCAACTACATGGTTATTATTAAGAAAGTTTAGTTTAAAGTCACTAAAATAAGAATCACCGTCTAGGGCGTTTCTAATTCCTTGAGCAGTTTGAAGAACAAACTCATTAGGTAACTGAGTTGTTAATAATCTAATTTCTTTCCTATCTCTTGAAATAGATTCAATATAAAATAAAGGATTTTTATTAGTAGGGCTAAACAGATTATTAATAAAATTATATACTAATCTTATCCCGCCTGAGTTATATCCTAATGTTATTGAATCTTGAACAGGGTCTACGTTGATGGTAGATTCGCCTGACTTACCAGCTCCTGCTGCAGTTTGTAAAAAAGAATAACCTTTGTAGCTATAATCAGATTTTAATAAAGTACCTGTTTGACTATAAGCATGGAGCTCTATAGAGTTATTATTAACAGAAAAGGTATTATTTACTTTGAAATCTCCAAAGAGCAGAACATCTTTAGGTTCAAATCTTTGAATATCGGTAACCTGTTCTGGAAATAGAGGAAGTACTTTAAAATCTATTTTAGCCATCCGTATTTGTACTTATGTTTTGTAATTGTAATTCTAGTATAGTTTCTTGATTATCTACTAATTGAGCTCTCAAATTTGTTATTTCGTCTAATAGAGGCTGTATTCTTTCATTGTCCTCTTCAAAGTCTACTAATTCTAAACTTTTTCTTATTAGGTATTCATGAGATGTATTACTATTTCTCAAGGGTATTTCAAAATACAATTTGTTATATAATCTGAATAGCTCACTTACAGTATCATTATCTTCTAAATCTTCAGGAGGAGTAAAAAATTTGAAATCTCTATCTATGACATCATCAAATTCAGGTTTATTAAATACTGTTTTTTGTATTTTAATTTCAGCCATTTTTTACTACTTTAAAAATATTATCATTATCTATAATTACATCACTTCCATCTAGAGAAGAGCTTATTAATACTTTGTAATATCTTTCTGGTTCAAGATTAGATAAGTATAAATCAAAGAAACTTCCATTAGAATCACAACTTAACTTAGTAAAAGTAGTATCAAAATCAATTATTTTTTCCCCTGTAAATTCATCCTGTATTGCATAAAAACTACCTGAAGGCATAGCAAAGTTAGTTTTATATATAGATCCAGTACTAAAAGTTCTAGTAGGGTACTTAGGTTTACTAGTTACTCTAAATCGCTTTTTGCCAGAGTTTATATACTCTCCTGAGTTATTATTTATACCTATAGTAGCTTTATCAGTATCTAAAATACTATTACTTCCTGTGTTGAAGGAAGAGTCATCCCATTTAAATTCTAAATAGGGTCTATAGATTGTATTTGTATTTTCAGAGAAATACTGAAGTTTCAAAGATGAAGTAGTTTCAAATTCTAGATCATCATCTAATTTTATTACAAACCCGTTGTTAGAAATAGAAGAAGAATAGTGCAATTTAACTGCTTCTGTAACGTTTATTTCTAAATCTTTAGAATCAGAGTATATAAAAGAAGAGGTTGTTTCTAATTCTACATTATTTGAGCCAGTAAACCAAACCCCTCCTCCGATTAAACTACCTGAGTAAGAACCAGTAGTATTTGCTGCTAGTACTGATAGTTGCCAGGCGTCACTTCTATTTTTATTTCTATGCTTCCAAGTTACTCCTGACCTATCGGTGGGTATGTCATCAATTTTTCCAACACCTTTTGTAAATGATTGAGCAAGTGGCCAGGCATACACAGATACAGTTTCTGCTAATTCAGTTGCATCTGCTAGAGAATAATTAATGCTTGAAGAAAAAGCACTTCCTACTACATTATCTAACGTAGAAACTATTTCAGTATGTTTAAATTTTACTAAAATACGTGATGATTCTCCTTTTAAAATTTTATTGGGAAAGCTAGCTAGTTCTACTATTTCGTCTATACCAGCGTTTGATTCTGATTTAAACGTGGTAATAAAAGTATCTGCTTCTGGATATAGTCTGTATACTGCCATTTTATACTGTTATTATTCTTCCTTTAATATCTGTATCAGGAAATTTAACTTCAAAGAAGCAAGGGTCATATGAAGGATATACTACATTATTTCTTGTAGCACCTTTAATATCATACCCAAATTCAGAGTAGTTATCTCCTACTTTATTAATTATTTCTAATTTTTGTACTGTCTGTACTCCTTTTACTCTATCTAGTACAGTAGTTATTCTAGCTAAGTTTATAGGTTGATTTATGTTTCTATTAGCTGTAATAAAATATTCTTTTATTCTCTGAATGCAATCAAGTAGAACTTGCCTGCCTGTAAAACTAGGAAGGGCTAATACTTCGAAATTTATTCCTATGTTAACTATAAATGCGTCTTTTATATTTAAACTATCAGATATCATCATATACTGCGATAGATAGTTCTTAAGGTTTCTTTTTAGATTGTCAGTCGAATAACTAAGCTTTTTATTATTATCGTATGCTAATACGTATAGCGATAAAGAAAATGGATTATCACTTACAAAATTAGTATTTGCTTCGGTTGCTGTAGCTTCGTCTTTAGTCACAAAAGTTTTAGCTACTGTACCGAATCTAGGGGGAAGAGATTGTGCTCTAACATTATAATCTTGTAGGGTAACAGCCCTTCCTTGCTCATTAAAAGATCTTAAAGAGTTTTCTCTTATTTCCTGCACTGTATCTCCGTCTTTACCCCCAGTTGCAGGAAGTGGGTTATTAAACGATAGTGTACCTTGATATGTTGTATCGGCAGCAGTTGATGTAACTGATGATTGTTGAGTTATAGTGTTAGCTGGAACGTTAGCGTTAATACCTCCTCCTTTTAGGTACTTGATAGTTAATGTAGTGTTTGAAGGAGCTAAACCATAAGTTCTAGTAAAAAGAAAATTTGAAGGGTCATAAGAGTGGTCTATTCTTGATACTCCATCTGCGTTACCAATACCTACATTAGTAGGGTCAGGTATTATTACTGAGTCATCAGATTCACTTATTCCTGCTCCAAATTGAATTAAAAGATTACCTGCTGAATTAAATCTAGTTACAAATCTATAAGGAACTTTTTTCAAAGTTAATTTAGTTTTTACTGTATCGTCAGCATCGGTATTAGCGGTTTCGTCATATACAGTTTCTTGACCTAAATAAGGAACTTCTGTATAAATGTTACCTCCAGAGTCAGTTATAGAGAGTATTCCGATTATATCTAGATCGTCAACTGTAATAGTTTTAAATTTTTCTGCTGTTCCTATTACTTCAGTAGAGGTAATAACCTCTCCAGAGAATGCTTTTGCTTTCTTTTTTAATGTATACTCTGCTGGGTTACCTCCAGCTATAGAAGCTACAGTAATAGTAGTGGGGTCAAAAGAACTAGAGAAACTAAAGTCTATCGACTGGTCTATTAAAAATGCTGGTTGTCCTGAGGTAGTAGCCTTGAGTTGTGCGTTTGATGAGATTAATAATGCTTGGTTAAAATTAGGTTCATAATCAGTTCCTGTTGAAGCTACATTTTGGGTAATATCTACATCAACTTCTGATACAGTAGTTATCTTAGGTCTATAGCCAAGTGTGTATGCTAGTGAGTATAGGTTTTCAGGATTTTTTGCATGTTGTACAAAAGTTTCTTGTAGTTGTGTGTCAGAATAAAACGAAAGTACATCACCTACATATGCTGCCATTTCTATAAACATCATGCCTGGTGAGGTAGGAGAAAAGTCATTAAAGGTGTCAGGAAAGTAGTTTTTAGCAAATTCAACTAATGAATTTCTAAAATCATTAAAATCTCTGTTTATATATTTTATATCTCTTACTTCTTTCATTATAGTTCAAAATTAATAGCTAACGTATCCTCTATGCCTGTGTCTTGAATTTGATATCTCATACTAAATGTAACTGTATTAGTATTAGGTGTACCTACTGTGCTTAATTTTATAGGTACTACAGCAGGAAAATTATTCCTTAAAGAATCTCTAATTTCTCCATCTATAGCATCTACGTTTTCTTTATCTATATTTTCAAATAATAAATTTCTTAATCCTGTACCAAAAGTAGGATTTAAAAATCTTTCTCCTTTACCAGTCAGAAAAAAATTTATTAAATTATTCTTTATAGCATCTCTAGTAGTAAAAGTAGAATTAAATACCCCAACCCCTGTAAAGGGTAAGGAGACTCCTATAGCTTTACGAGGCTGTCTATCTAACGGATTAATTTTTTTTGCTTCAAACGCCATTATACTGGTAATCTACTTTTATCTTTTTTATATGAAGCGTCTAATACGCTTTTTGCTTTGCTTACAAAGTCCAGTTTACTTATATCTATTCCCGGCATAGGGCCGCTGTTTTCAGTCAATCCCATTTGGTTAGCTAGTGTACTAGTAGCTGCTGCTCCTGGAGTAGGAGCTTGAGCATTTACTATTTGTTTAAAATCGTTACTAGTCATTTCTCCTGCCGTTTGATTTAACATTTCTTCTAAAGGTACAGTTCCTGTGTTAATCTTGCCTGTAGACCAGGTTTGTTTTAAATCTTTTTGTACAACTGGTTTGTATTCGTTAAACTTTTGTACATTAGTAGAAGTAGGTTCACTGGCAACTTTTACGGCTTCAGTAAGCATATCTTGAAGCTCTTCTTTTATAGCTGCTTTTACTTCTTCTCTTATTACTTTTCGTAATGTATCTAGTTTCATAATAATAAATATCTAATAATTAAAGTATTGAAAGCTGAGTATCTAATCTTACTCTGATATCAGCTAAAATAGTTTTTGCTTTTGTTGTAAAAGTAGGAGGAGATTTTAATACAGTAACTCCTTCTAATGTCTGCGCAACTCCAAATCTTCTTGCTGCGACTGCTGGTGAAGTTGGGTCTTCTTCTACTTTTAAAATATAAATGTTACCGTCTATTGCTTCGTATAACTCTGAGTTAGTATCTGGTAAGTTAACACCTGATCCTGCAAGACCATCTAGAGGTAATCCGTCTGGTCCTAAGTTAAGACCGTCACCGTCTCCTGCATTTTTATTGTCACCATCTACAGTCCCAAAACTATCCTCTATTCTTCTTCTTCGTAGTCTAGACTTTACTCCATCGGGAATGAACTCTTCTATGGCGTAATCCTCTACCAACTCTAGCATTTCTTGAGATGCTGAATCAAAAGCTTGTCCGTCATCTTCACCGTCTAGCATTAACTCTAAAGAATTAGCCATTGATGTAAGTATACCTCCATATTCATCTAATAAATCTTGATTTATTGCTCCTACGTCTTCTCCCGAAACTAAAGAATCAGCATATGCTTCGTTTAAAGCACAAAAAGAGTCCGCAAT